AAATAGATCTCCGAGGTATCACTTATCCCGGTAATATCGGTAGATAGAGAATAGGTGGTAGTTGTGGTATCAGAAGATGAGGTCTGTACGCTGACTTTAATAGTAGTTGTATCTACCGATTCACTTGGTATCTCGTATTTTGCATTAGGTGTGATATCGGCAACAACATAACTAAAAGACAGCAAAGTACCTTCCGTAACATCAGTATCAGCAAAAGTATAGGTCGTGCCTACCCTGGAAGCAGTCTTAGCCTCGGTGGTAAGGAAGGTATATGATACCCCATCTACTGTAGATGTAAAGGGAGTATATCGATCCATTGTCAAGGATGCAGGCAAATTAGATGGATTGGTAACTACTATGTCTAAGTTTGCTACTGCCCCCCTTGCCGATACAGGTGTATAACCCAGGTGCTTGGCAATAGATACTGCCGAAGACCTCTTAACTGCTGAATCTAAAAACATCTCATTTACCACCATATTAGCCAAATAAGCATTATAGTGGGTGTTATAAGCAAGCACATCTAACAGAGTAGATAGACCGGAACCCTCAAAGTCGTAATCGGTAAATTCAGTTTGAGCGTTTAAAAACGTTTTTAAGTTTGACTTGATTTGATCGAAATCAAGTTCGGCTATTCTTAGATTAGACATTATCTTATTCTTGTTATTAATGTGGTTAAAGTAATGGGTCTATCGGAGTTATTTAATCTAAAAATTATATCACAAACAATATCATTTTCATCGACCTTTTCTCGCAAACTTATTTCTAATACCGTTACTCTTGGCTCGAACTTTGAAATTGTATCTATAATAGTCTTTTTCATGACCTGCACGGTTACAGGATTAAAGTTCTCAAATAAAAGACCATGTATCTGACAACCAATCTCCGGATGAAAGGGACGCTCGTAATGTCTCGTAGATACTAAATTTCTAAGAGATTGCTTGACCGCTTCTTCATCGTTCTTTTTTAATACGTCCCCGGTGACCGGATGAATAGAAAAAAGAAGATTAAGATCTGAATATTGTCTGGTATTTCTGGTAGCCATGTTTATATTTATATTAGCCAGCGAACACGTCTGAGCTTCCTTGGGTGATAGTATCGTTTCTAGTGTCTCTATCACCTATTCTACATACACCAATTCCATTAGCAAAGACCGTAGAGCTACCTGCAACCATAGTATCTAAACGAGTATCTATATCTCCAATACGTACAACCCCTATACCGTTTACAAAAACGGTTGAGCTTCCATTATTTTTAATATCGTTTCTGGTGTCTTTATCACCAATTCGAGCAATACCAGCCATTATGCTAATTGCGTTAGACCTTGGGAGTGGGTCTTATGATTGAAGAATGTTAATACCTGACTTCTATTCTTAACAGAATAGGATATATGAATCCAAGGATTTTTAGCATAGCTACAATACTCTAATATCATCTGATCGTATTTAAGAACTTTTGCAAGCTTAGTGGCTATTTCAAAATATTCTTTCTTTGTAATACCTTTAAATTGTATATCTACACCTTGACCTAAAGGGTGCTGGGAGGTCTTAGCATTAGATGCATTTCCTGGATCTCTAAATGCAGATGTTACAAACATATTAGGATATATCTTCTTCACTGGTTCTAGCACATTAAGTGCTATAGCTTGTAGATTAAAAATGATCTCCCCGTAAGTAGCTTTTTCATGACCCCGGATAGAATCTCGGGTAACTGCTGCTTTACTTGATAACATTTCAACTGTAAAATTAGGCGATAGATTATAATTGCCAGGCAATTGTGTTACAGTTTTTAACTTAACATCTGGTTCGACAAAGTTCTGCTGTTCAGATTGTACTGTTGCACTATCTACTGCTGTAGGTGGTTCTGATAGATCAGCTGCATTAGCAAAGCCCTCACTTATAATTAAATTCTTTTGACTACTAGAGTCTTCTAGAGATTGAGTTTCTTCTTCTAATGCAATAGAACGACTATCGGCTAAAGAAAGAACCAGAGGATCATTTTTATCATTATCTGAAATATCTTTTCTTCCAGCTATAACTCCAATATTAGATGACCCTGCTATTACGCTTTCTTGAGATTCAGAAGCAGGTCCTGCATTACCAGAATTATTATGTACTTGACTACCATCAAGATTAATATTATTGCTTGCTAATAAATCTATTTTGTCTCCAGAATCTATATTGGTATTACTGCCCGATTTAAGATTAATGGCTCCTGTAGCTTGAGTATAAATGGTATCCGAAACAAAGTCAAATAAATTAGTAGCTTGTACCTTTATATCTGCATTACTACGCATATGCATATTTTCTTTTGAATGCATATTTAATGTAGTAGCTTTTTGATTCATAGTATAATATGCTTCAATATTTACATTACCACTCGCTATATTAAACTCTTCGACTGCAGATAAATTAAACTTACCTCCCGCTTGTGCGGTAATATCATTATAACAAGTAATATTAGTATCACCTTCTACTTCGATGTTTGCATCATTACCAACAAAGATATTACAAGCACCGTTAACAGAAATGTCTGCGCGCCCGGCGATAGATATTTTTCCGTTACGATCAATAATTTCATAAGAGGATCCCCTTGTTCTTTTAACCATTGAGCCGTTAGCATCAATTTCAATGTACGTGCCTGATCTGTGATAAATGTGAAGACGTTCTGAACCCGGGGTATCATCTACTTCAATAATATGACCAGATTCAGTTTGAGTTACTTTATTATAGGGGTAAGCGCCACGGTAAGCAGACTCTGGTTCATCCCAGGCCTCATCCCCAGGTAACTTAGCACCCCTCATTCTATTATTATTTTTTTCTTGAACTATGGTACCTCTACTGTCGCCCTGGGCAAGTTTATTAGTCTCTGAAATACCCGCATATTCTTTAGTAGGGTAGTTAGCATTAGGGTCGGTAAAACCTCTTTCTAATACTTCTAATTTTTCTCTATTTTCTGTAGAGTTAATATTAAACTGTTTAGCCTCTTGTAGAGCAGAATTAGCGCCACTTGATACAAATATTTCATCTGCCTTACTTAATGCTTCTTCAGGAGGAAAGTTACCAAATAATGTTTCAATATTATTAGTTGTTACTTTAGGTTTCTGACCTCTATTAAATATAGCATCTGCAAAGCCCCCTACTGCAGTAGTAAGAGTCTTACCAACGGTTGGTGTAATGCCCTGGATTAAACTTGCCGCTAATGCATCAAAATTTATAATACCTAATTTATCAGTAGGTAGAGATAGTCTTAATTGAGATTGTAATTTACTAACTATCTTATCGGTAGTTTGTAAAAGTAATTGCTGTTGAATAATACCATCAATATTATTACTAATAGTAGTAGGGCTATTGTTACTATTAGTAATATCAACAGGATTAATAGGTCCAATTATATTCTTAGGTATATCAGTAAGTTGTTGATTCGAGGCCTGACTTACCTGCCTTACAATATCTACTGCCCCTACTTCTGCCACCCTCGATATTACCGCCCTTAGTATAGGGTTAGGTATATTTAAGTTAAGAGCAATAATCTTATTAAAGATACTGTTCTCAAGTACACCTTGTATTTGTTTAGTTATTAAGGGATCCATTAGGTAATCAATTTAAGTAATGCTTGTTTTTCTGATTGATAGCGTGATTTAACACCTGCTCGTATAGACTCTGAACTAGATTTAAATAAAGTATCAACGTTATTAATTTTATACTCACTGACAAGAGTCACTATGTCTTTATCTGTCAGGGTACTTTTATCTCTTAACGCCTCTGTAAACGCTCTTGTATTTGCAGGACCAAATTGTACTGCACCAGACCAAATTAAATCTTGAACTGCTGGACCGTACTTGGTTAAATCTAATCCTTTTCTTTGCAAATTTGATACTGCTACATCGTAGTATTTTTTCTGAATATAATCGTGTTGTTCTTTTTTAAAGTCTGCAGCATTTGTAGTTGCAATCTCTTTCCATTTAGCGTCGAAGGCAGCGGTAGCAGGCTCTAAGCCTGCAAATTTATCTTTAAACTTAGAGTTATTTAAAAACTGTATAACAGGAGAGTTTTTAGCTGATGGTCTGGCTTTACCTGTTGACATAACTGCTGGTAAGAAAGAAGCCAGTTGATATGTACCATAAGATGCACCACCTAGATCTCCCCCTGCACCTCCATTGTACGCATTAATAGTTCCTGGACCTTTACCGCCTGATTCAAACTTTTCTGACGTTTGTCCTAACTCCCAACCTTCTACCGTTGGTGTACCAACCTTAACAGGCTCACCCTGACCATCTACGACCACATTACCAGAACCGTCTTTAAGTACCCCATCGTTAGGATTAGTAACTTGTGGTTTTTCTTCTTGTACCTTAAATGCTTTCTTAGCCGCCTTGGTTGCAATAGTACCAAAGATGGCCGGTTGCTGCATGTCTTCACCATCAAGGAAGAACCCAATGACCCAGGTACCTTCAACAGGACCTAGAGGTGAAGAACCAATTCCTGAAATAGCAGCCGATGTGATAGGTTGTATAGGAGTGGCCCAGGGTAGATCATAGGTAGGTAAAATTATCTTACTATCGGTATGATAGCCATAGATACGAACTCTACACCTACCCATTTTTTCTGGATCCATGCGGTCTTCTACAACCCCAATCCACCAATTAAAACCATCTTTGTTAAAAATTCTTTGCATAATTAAGCTCTCTTAGTACTTTCTTGATCCACAAATAAAGAATCTTTTATTACTT